CCGGCGTCGCGCATTGATCCGAATGCCGATGCTCTCTTTGAGGATAAATTTGTCCTAGCGAGCAGACGCAAATTTGAATGAACGGCGTGCGGGTGTTTTTCGATGGTTCACTCCTCGAAAGCGCCCGCACTTCTTTGGTTAATCGTGTGCGTATTTTCTACGCAGTGCGCTGCCTCAGCGATGCTCGGATGCGCCGATTTTTAAGGCCTAAAGGGGCGTTTTGCCCCTTGACGCGCCCTGTCATTAGGGGCTTTTGTGCGGCCACTATCGCCGATGCAACGGTCTCCAAAAGTAAGAATTGAACCGCATCGGTGTGCGCCAGCGGCGCGAGATCCAGAGACCAAGCCAATCCAAATTTATTCCAGTCACGAGGACGGAAAAATGAGCAAGAAAGATTTGATCGACGCCGTTGCCAAGGAAACCGAGCTGACCAAGGAGAAGGCTGGGACGGCAGTCGATGCAGTGCTCGCGCACATCAGGAACTCGCTCAAGAACGACGAGGAAGTGCGCATTCCCGATTTCGGCACGTTCAAGGTGACCAAGCGCAAGGCGCGCGAGGGCCGCAACCCCGCGACTGGCGCCACGATCAAGATTCCCGCTTCGCGCGTTCCGAAGTTCAGCCCCTCGAAGGGCCTCAAGGACGCGCTGAACTAAGCGCGTTCGAACCGGTTTGAGGAAGCGCGTCGCGGTCGGTCTGCGGCGCGCTTTTCATTTGCGGCAGCAGACAACGGCAGCAGGCGGCAATTCGAGCTTGCGGACCGATTGGCGATTGCCGATTGCGTCGCGTGCCGTTATGGAATGCGTGTCGGGCGGTTAGCTCAGTGGTAGAGCGCTGATCTTTTATCGCTCACGCGCGCTGATCCGTTCGCTTTCGCGACCGGGCGCGCTCCGCGGGGGCGGCGCTTGCGCCGAGCCGCCTTGCGGCCAAGGCCCTTGGCCTGTAGGAGATGAGTTGGGGCGGTTAGCTCAGTGGTAGAGCGCTTCGTTTACACCGAAGATGTCGGGAGTTCGACCCTCTCACCGCCCACCATATTAATCAATAACTTACCATGATTTTACGATGCGCTCCTAGGTCTGACGCGACTTTTTACGTTGATTTGCGATGTTCAGAAAGCTGTTTCGCGCGGTAGGCGCGCATGGCGCTCCGGTGCCTTTCGTCCCCCTCTCGCGTTCGGTTCGCGCGCTGCTCTTTAGCAGTGGCCCAGCGGCAGTTGTCGGGAGAGTAGGGGCCGTATGGATCAATCCGATCCAAGGACATCCCCGACGGGCGATCCCCGACGTCCTCGACAAAACTCCAGAAATCTCGCCATCGATCACACACTGTGACGCCAAGAGCGCCATAGCGGGCGTAGCAACTGTTGTTCGGATTAGTGCAGCGGTTCACCATGCCACCCCATGCCCTGTATAGCGGATGGAGGTGCGGTCGCTTCGCAACGCGAGGCTTGCTGCCAAGGGGGTCTCCCACCCGCCGCCATTGCATGTAATGCTTTTGGCACATACCGCGCCGGAGATGGCCGACGGCTTCGCATTTTGGGACAGAGCAAGCTTTCATTTCGATTTCCTCGCGGAAAAGTCGACAATCTTGGCTGCGTCAAGCAACGCCTTTGCATCTGGATGGCTGTATATTTTCCGAGTTACCGCCTCGGTTTTGTGCCCTAAGAACCGGCTGATCTGTCCCATCGGAATGCCGCCCGATTCCATCCAGCTCGCCGCCGTGTGTCGTAGCGTGTGGGGCGTGACATCCGAGTGGAAGACCTTCAGGTCCGGCTTCTCCGGGTGCGGCAGCCATTCGCCTAGCCCTGCCCGGCGTAGGGCCTCCGTGAAGCCCTTCCTGATGCTCTTCACCGGCTCCCCGTTCCATTCGATCACGTTGTCCGATAGAGCCCCCTTCTGAGCGTCCAGCAGCGCGACCCGAGCCCAATCGTTCATGGGCACTACCGAGCGACCCTTCCGTACCTTTTTGGTCAGCGGGTTCTGCACCTCCTTCACCTTGAGGTTGATCGTGCCCGCGACAAAATCGACTCGATCCCACGTGAGTTCCAGGAGCGCTTCGGTGCGTCCGGCCGTGGCCAGCGCCAGTATGACGAACAGCTTGATGTGGGGCATCACGCAGCCGTCGAGAAGTTGGCCGACTTCGTCGGCGCTCAGAACGCGGTCTTTCGGCGCTGGCTTCTGAGGCACCCAGATGTCCGGCTTGAAAGTGATGATGCGCTTCTTGACCGCCCAGTTGCAGCACGAGCGCAGCCGCGTCAGCTCGGTCCAGGCCGTCCCCTGGCTCGCCTTCTGGCACCGCTCCGCAGTGTAGCGCCGGCACAGATCAGCCGTGATGTCATCGGGAGTCAACCTGCCGAAGGTCGGCTTCAGGGCCTTCCAATTCGCTTCGAACGCCTCGATCAATTTACCATCCTTCTCGCGGTCGTCCTGGTAGGCTGTGAATATCTCGTCGAGCGTCTTCCCGGTGGTCGCAGCTAGGAGGGATCGCTTGCGAACGAACGCATCAAGCGCAGATCGTCCTTCGGCCTCCGTCTCGACTCCGAGCCGGAATCTGTGCTTGACCCCGGCTTTGTCGCGCCACGTGACGACGGCTTCCCCGAGGAGCCTCCCGAGCCTGTAGGGTCCGTTGCTGTACTTGCGCCAGTGCTTTCCCACCGCTCTACCTCCCCTGATGAGATTCGCAGCAGCTTGCCGCCGACGCGGAACGCCTGCAAACGCCCGGCGCGGATCTGTTCATAAACATGCTCCCTGGAGCACTGCCAGCGCGAGGCCAGTTCCGGGACTGTGAACGGTCTCTCCATCACGTCTCTCCTGATCTCATAGGACTAGGCCTCCTGTTTCCCTAGGGCTCGGATGGATTGGGCGATCTGCGCCTTGATTTGACGGTCCATTCGGTCATCGTCTTTGTGAGGTCCACAAAGCTTCGCTGCTCGCTCATAAGCTGCTTGCTCTGCTTCACGGATGGCTTCGCGAATAGCTTTGGCTGTGGCTTCAATCAGCAGATCAGCTTCGCTTTCCGAGAGCTGGACATGGATAAAAATGCCAGCAATGCCACGTGCCCGTTCCTCCGCGGTAGTCATTCCGACGACCTCGCAAATTCACCAAACTGGGCCTCTGCGGCACGCCTGTATGTCTCGATTGCTGCTTGCTTGTCAGCAAAATGTCCGAGGTGTGTTTGCTTGCCGTCGATCACAATGCGAGCCTGCCATTTCTTGTGTGACTTGTGCCAAGTGACCCCTTTCGTGCCGTAAGCGTTGTCCTTTCGAGGCTTCGCATTTCCTTGGTTCTGTGAGGCGGTTGCAACGCGCAAGTTTGCGAGCCTGTTGTCGCTGGGATCGCCGTTGATATGATCGATCATTGAAGGTGGCCACTCTCCGTGGACGTAGAGCCACGCAAGGCGATGTGCCCTGTAGTAGCGACCGAAAATTCCGATGCGGACGTAGGCGCTACGTTCGCTATAGCCAGCTGGGTCGCCGGGGCTGATCCATTTCACAGGCGCGACACGCCACGTGAAAATTCCTGTTTTCGGATCATAGTTCAGCAGTTTGCGAAGACGCTCCGCAGTGAAGTCATTCATGGTCTCAGTCCTTCTGTTCTGGAACTGGGGGAGAAGAGGCGAGGAACGCCTCTGCGAGCGGAGTCCATTTGGCCAGAGCTTGCGCGTAAGCAACTGCCTCGGTCTCGCCTAGCCTCTTCGCGACCTGCATGTCGATCTTGAGTATGGGGGCATTGTGCAAAAGCGAGCGTGCCTTCTCCAGCTCAGAGCGGAGACGGGTGATCTCGGCCTTGGCGAGTTGCAGCGTGGCGATGATGTCTTGCTCCATCTGTTCGCATTCGGCGTCTGCGATGGCAGTGTCTATCTCTTCAAGCGCATCTATTTCCTGCGTGTCACCCATGGTCACGACCCTCCGCAACTTTTATCCCAGCCACGGCGGCGTGGAGCACGTTAGACGTAGCTTCCTCGCTTCGGCGAAGTTGCCGGCTGAGATCCATGGTGTAGCCACCTCGAATGTCTCTGGAGGCGATTTCGAGAGCATCCGCGATTTCAGCCAACTCATCTGCGAGGCTGGTCATTCCGACCCGGTGCAGGCACTTGGCGACGCTCCGAAGGTCTAGGCTCGCGTGCGTGACGACATGCGTCCCATCGTGGATCATGTCGAGAGGTTCGCGCGTATCGATCGGGGTGGGTGTGTCAGCCATGGTCACTCTCCGCGCTGGAATTTTTCGATGCAGCGGTCCCAGTCATCGGACCACTTCGCGAAGCCCTTCGCCTCGCAGCGTTGACCGAAGGTCGCGCCCGTGGTGTAGACGAAGAGGACCATGAAGACGGCCATCGCAATGCCCGCGCAGACGCCGGAGATCGCCGCCTGGATGTAGCGCTCGCGGGCGGGTGCCTTAGCCATCTGCGGTGCCTCCCGTGTTCGCGATCTCAAGCAACACGTCCGCGTGGCAGGGCTCGCCGGGCTTGCACCAGCAGGCGAGGTTCTTGCCGCGCAGTGGGCGGAGCCACGAAGTCATCGTCCAGTGATCGCCGGTACGTTCTGCGGCCACATCGAGGATGTCCTCGGTTTCAATAGAGCGCCGAAATGCGTCAACCGAGCATTCCGCAGCGCGCCGCTTGGCACGTTTGATGGCCGCGCGCTCATTGGCAGCGTTCATATGTTCGATCGGCTCGCCCGTTGCGTCATGGGCTGGGAGGTATGGTTTGAAAGTGTACGGATTGCCCCATGCCGTCGACCGGTCGACCTTCACCGTGTTCGGCGGCATGCGCCATCCTTTGGCGCGAGAGAGCGTGATCCGTTTGGGCGTCTCACTCTGCATCTGCGGTGCCCTCCGGAATCCGACCTTGTTCAAGGGCCGACAACTTGGCGGGAGTCGTTCCGGCAAGGTGGGCTGCTTCGCGTAATGTGAGACCGTTGCCGATCCTCTCTAGCCGCATCCGCTGTCCTTCAGTGATGCGCTCGGCGTGCTCGTCGGTGATCTCGCCCGTGCCGGCACAGGTGCTACATTTGCGCGGGCCGTTATCGTGGATCGGCGATCCATCGGCGCGATGACCGTCTGCAAAGACGAACACGATTTTCTCGCCGTCGCAGGTCGGGCAGGTCCTAGCCACGATCGGTGCCCTCCGGTGAGAGGGGACGCCAGATGACGATCACGCTCGCAAAAAAGCCTGAAGCGCGATATTCGCCATCAGTGATGAAGCGCACGCGGCCACGGATGTAGCGAACCTCAGCGTGTCCGACGACATCCTCATGCCACCACTTCAGATCTGTCGATGCAGGCAAAAGCCCAACAACAAGCGCGCCATTCGCCGCTTCAAGTCGCGCCTTTCGGGTCCATGGATAGACTTCTTTCCCATATGGCGGGTTCATAAATACGCGGTGCCCGGCCCAGCTTTGCGCGAGGCCGTTCTGCTCTTCAGTGAAGAACGTCGAACACTTTGCGCTCTGAGGTGTCGCGCACGGGTCGAGCGTAAATTTGAATTCTTCGTTGAGAGGATCGAAGATTTCGGGCGGTGTCGCCCAGTGGCGGCCGTTTCCATTGTAGCGGCCGTTGTTCTTTGCCTTCATCCCGCCGAGCACAGCGGGGTTGTCGGAAGCTCCGATGGTCCTGCGATCGGCCATCACCGTCCCCCTTCCTGAGTAGAGAGACGGTCGGCGCTGTCGTCTGGAACGCTTGGAGTTCCGACGTTACAATTGAGCTGGAAGACAAAGGGGCCGAAGTTCAACGTCCCGACCCATGCGTAAGCGTCTGACCACGACATGACGCCGAACGCCCAATCTATCGGCCAAATCGCGATAGAGACGCCAGTGTTTCGGCATTTACGCCATTGCCATTTCGGCTCTGGTTGCCACGCGTCGTCGTCGAAAGGTTTAAGATCCTGAGGCATCATCACCCCTGTCCTCCTTCAGTGCGGGCGAGGCGGATCTCTTCAGCCAATTCTTCGAGCGTGGAGACATACTCCTCGCCGGAGCGAGAGAACTCGGTTGCGCCGGTCTCTGGATCGAATGACCCGTGTTCGGAGGTGTAGTCGGCTAGCTTGCGGTCGATCAGCTTGGCTGCGTGTTCAATCCCGCTTGAAAACGCCGTCTGAAGATCGGCCTTCAGCTTGGCCACGCCGTCTGAAATCGCGATAGCCGCTTGCGCGTCGGCAATGACTCCCGGGTTGGACATCATGCTATGCTCGGAAAACTCAGAGAGGAGAATGAACTTCAACTCGTCGGCGGTCACGAGCATGGCGTCGGGCCAATAGTCGGGGCTGCTTCTGTCAGGCAACTCCGCAACGCGCTTGATGATGTTGCCCGCGATATCGGTTGCGCTGATTGTCGTCATCCCCCGCCTCCGTCTTGCTGGTCACGGGCGGACAAAGCGCGGAGGAGGGCGCGTGTGGCTTGATCAAGCACGGCGCGTTCGTCGGGATGTGGCTCAATGCCCAGCTCGTTGATTGCGCCTTCGGCGAGAGCAACCCACCGCGCCAGCGCCTCGAACATCTCAGGGGCGGCAGCGATGAGGCTAGCATCTGATTTGATGGTGTCCCACGCACCAAACGAGTCTCCCGGCGTCGCCAAGAAGCAGATACGCCAGTTGCCATCAGGTTCAGTGCAGATGACGAGAGAGTTGCCGTCACCGTATGGCACGATGTGCCAAGGCCCCTTCGTAAAGCCCGCGCGCTCGATCAGCTTTGAGAGGTCACCCTGCATCGCGCTCTCCGTCGTTGCGGGCGGCTAGCGCGAGTGACGCCGCTTCGAGTGCGTACCGCTCAGCGTCGGAGTTTGGCCACTTCGCCTGATTGATGAGGGTGAGCGCCTGCTCGATCCTCTGCTTGGCTTCGTGCAGGCTTAAGCGCGCCATATACGGGTCTGACAGTATCCCCCAGCCGTTGACTGATGTGCAGGAGGTTCGGTTCAGTGCGCGCGAAGCTTCGTTGATCGCGTCCAAGACGCGATCTGTGCGTTTCGAAAGATCATTGATGATCACCGCTTGCCCTCCAGCTTGTCTTCCAGCTCGCGCACGCGACGCAGCGCGCAGTCGTGATCGCACGTCTCCACCGTGCCCGCTGATACCGGCGCCTGTGGCCGCAGATGCGGATATGCGCCGTAATATAGTTCCCGCAGCAGCACGCTGACGCTGACGAGCGTGACGACAGCTATGATAGCCATGGCCGTGAGCAGGCGCCTGTTGGCGTTGTCATCGATCATTGGGGAGTCTCGTCTTTGGAGGTAGGGGAAAGTGCGGCGTTCTCACGATGCATCTCCACAATGCATGGTGCAGGGCGATGCTCGTCGATCCAGTCCCAATCGTGAGTGCGTCCCTGATCCCCGGACAAGTCAGTCACGCCGACGAAATCTTCGCGAAGGTCGCCGTACCACTTCTCCCAGTCAGCCAGTTCGCCCTGTTGGCGTTCCAAAGCCTCTCTCATCACCTTGTTCTGGGAACGGAGGGAGGTGATCTCGTCCGCCATGTCCTTCATCGCCTCATCCAAATGAGCCACCTTCGAGCGGGCACGCTCGATCACGTCATCCTGTGTATCTGTCATGGCGTGGCCTCGACAGCCGTAGCTTCCGCTTCGGCCAAGCGCTTCATGTCGTCGAGTGCGGCGTCGTTCCCGCAATAGAAATCCGGGACCTTCTCAAGCGTCGGATCGCTGGCCATGTAGATGACGGCCGCTGCCGCAGGAGTGCCCATGACGTACTCAAGTGCGCGCCCGCCATCACCCGCCAAATGAATGACCCAGCCTGCTCGGCAATGCGTCGTGCCGCAGGCGTCTGTGGCATGCCAAGAGGCCATGTCTAGAGCATTAGGGAGTGATGCAGCGGCGTAGACCTTCTGGTGAATATTCGCGATCTTTACCGGGCAATCGCTCAGGTCCGCACCGCGCAGGACCGCACCGCGCAGGACCGCATCGCGCAGGACCGCACCGCGCAGGTCCGCATCGCGCAGGACCGCATCGCTCAGGACCGCACCGCGCAGGTCCGCATCGCGCAGGTCCGCATCGCTCAGGTCCGCACCGCGCAGGTCCGCATCGCTCAGGACCGCATCGCGCAGGTCCGCACCGCGCAGGTCCGCATCGCGCAGGACCGCATCGCGCAGGTCCGCATCGCGCAGGACCGCATCGCGCAGGACCGCATCGCTCAGGACCGCACCGCGCAGGTCCGCATCGCTCTTAATGGCTGCCCTTATCGCGAGGCCAAGCTTGACACCTTCATAGGTATCGGCGCTGCATTCGATCTCGGTCTCAAAAATGACCTTGCTGCTATCCCAGCGTGATTTGATCTGAAACTTCATCCCCGTCGTTCTCCTGTAAGAGCTGAAACGCTCTAGTCGTGCTTTACCTGCTATGCGCTGGCGAACGGGGATCATGTCCACCCCCCGAACACGTATCGCTTCGCCTCATCAGGCGAGAGCTTGAACTTCACAATGAGATCATCGAACCCCAAGCCGTGTTTCACCGCGTACCGGATGAGTGCCACTCGGGTTTCGCGCTCCAAGGTCGCCTGCTGCCGCTCGCGCCGTGTGGACAGCCGGACGTGCGTCGTCGTTTCCATTTGAACCCCCGCAGAATGGACAGCAGTCGTGAAAGTCCGCGTCGAAGGGAAAGCCGCAGCAACGAAGCAGGCTCATGGTCAGTCCTCGAATTCGTAGTCGTTGATGGCCTTGGCGCGCTCGTTGAGGAGCTTCACCGCGTGCTCAAGGACGCGGCTCTGGGCGTCGGACGAGAGCGGCATCAGGGCCTCGTAGACAATGTCGAGCGCGATGATCTCCGCCTTGCCGTCAGGAATGACGATCCGCTTCTTCCTCATGAAGCGCGGGGCCCATCCGCCTTTGACGACGTTGTTGGCGCGTTCGGTGCTGCTCATTGGCGAAGCTCCGCGGCGCGATCCTCGTAGGTGTGTTGGATCAGCTCGTTCCAGTGCCGGGGCAGCCTCGCGATCTCGTCTGCGTAGAGGTCGGGAAGCTGCTCGAGCATGTCGAGGCTTTCGGCCGTCTCGATCTTCTGCTTGATCTCGTTGAACAGCTTGTCCGTGCCGTCACGCTTTGCAGCAGCAGACGATTTGCGCTTTCCCCCGTTGCCGTTCAGCGCGGCCTGCCCCTCCTCGGTCTCGGCCTGGGGCATGCTGTCGAGGTCCATGTCGCCGGAGGGAAGCTTGAACAGAGAGCGCAGGAAGCTCTTTTCACAATAGCTCTGCGCGGCCTGGAAGCTCTGCGGCCCGGTGATCTGCGTATAGACGGAGCGCGTGAGGTGGCTATCAGTCCAAGTGTCTTCGTCCGTGGCGAGCACGAACTGATAGCTGGCGCGCAGCCATTGGACCGTCTTGCCATCCCGGTCGATGCGGACGGTTTCACACTCCCGCTCAAGTGCCATGATTACCAATCCGACTTCGCCTAGCTTGCGCGCGACGGCAGCGTATACGTCGTCGGTCGAAGAGAACTGGTACCCGCCGTGCTGATTTTTTTGCGTCTTAGCCACGGCCTCGACGGATGCCAAAATCTTAGCGATCGCACGCGCGATGCTCTTTGGTATTTGATTGTCGTTCATCAGACGTGCCTCCAAATGCGGTGCTTTCTCACCTCACAGATGAGCGTGGGCCGCACGTTGTATTTCTGAGCTAGGGCAACGGCGGTAAGTGGCGACTGCCTGATATCCTTGACTGCAGCTTCGGTTAGTTTCGCAGCCGGGTGGGACTCGCCCTTAACGCCACCGCTCCGGGCTCTGCCTTTTTGCGAGCAGTCGCGCATATTCTCAGCGTTGGTGCCGAGGAACAGATGCGCCGGGTTCACGCAGAGCGGCTGATCGCAGTGGTGACAGACGAATTTGTCTGCTGGGTCGCCAACGTGGATTTCATAGGAGAAGCGTGAGGCGATCACGTTGCCGGCGCCCTTGCCTCCAAGGCCCATGTGTCCGTAGTTCTTGCGCTGAACCGCGCCGGTCCAGAACCAGCAACCTGTGTTCGGGCAGAACGTGACATGCCGCCAGAACCGGACCTCAGGTGGCGTGGGCTTGGCGCCTGTCTTTGCCATCACTGCACTCCTGTGACGTAGACGACGACGCCCACAGCCGCAAACAAAACCGCATACGGAATGGTGATTTCGATGAGGTCTCTCATTTGAAAACTCCGATCAGAAGCAGGACGACGCCGAGGAGAAGGAAGAGGTCGGTGATGATCATGGGCACCTCTCGAAAAACCCCGCGCGGCGATCCGGTTCGATATCCGGACGGTTTTGGGAGGGCTGCCTAGCCGCGCGGGGAACTGAACTAACTGGCCGTTGCAGCGACGACCGCGAACAGCGCGATCCCCATCCCGACGGCAAACGCCGAACTCAACCCCGCGATGATCGCGGCCTCTTTCACGTGCTCCATATGAGCCCCCCGGCTCTCAGCTGGCTTCTACGCTGACGCCACAAACGCTACGGATAGGTGCGGTGCTCGTCGCGGTCGGGCCGCACCCGAGATACCGGATGGTCTTCGAGGTAGCGGTCCCAAAGCTCGGCGAGCTTGTCCTCGCGATTATCGAGCGCGAATTCCTTGATCTTGTCGAAGAGGGGATTGCGCTCCGCGATCTCGAACCAGCGGAGCCGCCCGCGTCCGCGCACCGTGCCCTGGATGTAGACGCGGGCCACGTACCAGCTCGTGAGCCCCAGCATCTCGTCGGGCTCGATCTCGACGGCGCACTCAAATTCGTGCGTCTCGATCGAGAGGTCACCGATCACGGTGAAGCCAGGCATGGAGAATTCGTCTCGCATCGCAGTTGCCCTTGTCTGTTGGGGCGAGCACGTCCCGTATCCCTCTGTGTGCTCGCCCCACCCCCACGACCCCGCACCGGGGAGCTTGTTAGCCGTCGCCGTAGCCGTCGCCGTAGCCGTAGCCGTAGCCGTCGCCGTAGCCGTAGCCGTCGCCGTAGCCGTCGCGCGCCCGTAGCCGTAGCCGTAGCCGTAGCCGTAGCCGTAGTCGCCGTAGCCGTAGTCGCCGTAGCCGTAGCCGTAGCCGTCGCCGTCGCCGTAGCCGTCGCCGTAGCCGTCGCCGTCGCCGTCGCCGTCGCCGTTCATGACACCAACGCCTTCTGCTGTTCGATGCTGATGCGCGCTTCGCCGGTGGCTTCGAGCACTTCGCAGACCTGCAAGATCAGCGCCCGCGCCACCGGCGCGGCGATGCGGCATTCCGAGAGCTTGTCGGGATGGAGACCCTTGGCGGCGACGCCCGAAAGGCTGACGCCTTCCGCAGCCCACCAGCGCCAGAGACGGCGTGCGCCCGTTAATTCGACTGTGTCCTTGTCGAGGCTTGCGAGCGTCCCGGCCCAGCACCCAGACGGGCTTGATCTGACGATGACGTAGGTTCCGATATCCATATTGATGTCCCCGTGATGAGTTTCTGATCCGCGTGCCCGGCGAGGCCCCTGGGAGGAAGGGGAGAGGCCCCGCCGGGATCACCGATGCGCCGTTTGAGGTGTGCTGTGGGTGGCCGGCGCCCCCGGGTGATGAAGCAAAATTAGTTGGGGATTTCCAACCGGTCAAGCATAAAGTTTGAAATTCCCAACTGCCTGTGCAGAACATCCCCTATGGAGGTAGTTGCAACCGTTGGTTTGTGCGCTAGGCTGACTTTTTTCTTGGGGGTAGGAAATGCGTATCTTGCTGGGTCTGTGTCTTTGCGTGGTCGCGTCCGGCGCTGCGAGGTCTGACGGACAGTGGAGCGGTGCTTACATTGGCGGCGCGATCGGAGCTGGAGCGACCAGCGCCTCGGTTGGGGCCCAGGAACACTACTTGTCCGACGATACCTCATGGGGGAGTTCGAGCGGAGGCGGCTCGTTTACCTCAAGTCGCTTTGACCACTATTCCGAGTACTTCATGCGAGCAGCGGGGTCAGAAACGAGCGGTGCAGGCCCCGTTGGCGGAGCACAAGTTGGCGCCGCCACGCAGTTCGGGCGCGTTGTCTTGGGTGCGGAAATGGGCCTGCAATGGTCTGATCTGAGCAGTCGCGTATTCTCGGATGCCGAACGCAGTTCGTTTACAAGAAGCGTCTCGTCTCACTCCACCAATGGTGGGCCTTATGTGGAATCTGGCCGGTCTGAATCGGTAGGCTCGGAGCGTTACAAGATGGCGCTTGATATGAGCCTAGATTGGCAGCTTTCCTTCGTAGGACGCGTTGGTTTCGAAGTTTATGATGGGTTCTTGATCTATGGCCTAGGTGGGTTCGCGCGAGGCGGGTTCACGATTGAAGGATCGCCTCAGATCGACGCCCAAACGAGCAACGGCTACGTCATCGGCGCGGGCGGAGAAATCGCCGTAGGGAACAACTGGTTCGTAAAATTTGAGTACCGATACGCAGACTTTGACCCACTTACGATGAAGTCCGCGTCCTCAAGCAGAACGGAAGATCTGGGATCTATGCCCATTGTTGGGCTGCAGAGTTACAATGCATTTTCGCAGGCAAGCCAACTGGACGTCGACAGTCATGACGTCAGAATTGGCGCGAGCTACAAATTCTGGGATTGGAACTAAAGCCATAGGTGCGGGGGGGGGAGTAGGGCAAAAGAAAACCCCGCCGAAGCGGGGTGTTTAATCTAGCGCTACAGCATTTATCACCGGTCGCTGTAGCGGCCCCTGGTGGGGTCTTAGACGCGGATGGCAGAGCCAGAGCCGCAAACTCTATTCTAGCCCACGTCCACAAGCCCGGCCCGGCGCTCGAGGCGGTCCAGGCGTTCGTCCACCCGATCAAGTCGGCGGTGCACTCCTGCCAGCCCTTCCTCTACGTGGGTCATCCTGACTTTGATGTCATGCACATCCGCCCGCACAAGATCCATCTTGGCGTCGATTTCCCGCAGATAGCGCAGAATTATGCTGTCAGGCTCGGACATGGCTCTTAGATGGGCCCATCGGGCCCGGCCTGTCAATGACCGCACCGGTAAACGCCTTGCGCGAGCGTTGCGGCCGGCACCCATCCACATCTGGGGTCAGGTGAGGCCGCGAATTATAATCTGCACCGGGGCTGCCCATTTGATCTTGGCGTCCTGGATGTCCTCGTTTTGCGGGTCGAACGACTTGAGCGTGTAACGCCCGCGCACGGAACTCTTAGCTAGCACCTTGAAAAGACGCTCACCAGCTTCCGTCTCGATGATGCAATCAAGACCAATAAGATTGTCGATGTGACGGCCAAAAGACCTCACGCCAGATACCACATCGCCCCTACGGTAGCCCGAACTGCGATAGTCGTTTGTCTCGACCTCAAGAGTAACAAGGTCTTGAGCCAAAAAGGATAATGGCAGTTCTTTCGGGCTGGTACCCCCGTTTTCTGCCCACATCTCATTCGCCTGAATGCGGTGTTGAATAATCAACCTTAACCCGTCCGGCGATCCATCATCAAACAGATTGTAAAGACTCCAACCTACAGCGTGCGCTAGCGCCTGCAAGCTATCGATCCGTGGACGTCCAGACTTACCGGTATCCAGGTTGGACAAGAAGGCCCTGTTTAGGCCGGCGCGGCGCAGCACCTCGGCCTCTGTGAGGCCAAGCTCCTTAATCCGCTCTTCGAGTCGCTTTTTCCAATCGACGCTCATCCGCAGTTTTTACTGTTCCACAGGATGACCGTCGCGATGGAAATAACAGCATTGCACGGTTGGATATTCCCAACTATAATGCGCCCATGAGCGATCCAGAAAAGCTTCTCGCAGAGATCGAGGCGTTCCTCCGCACCACAGGAATGAACGCCACCGAGTTCGGAATCCGTTCCAAGCGTGACCGGGCAATCGTGTTCCGGCTTCGTGAGGGCAAAGACGTTCGCACCGCCACGGCGAGCGAGCTTCGGCACTTCATGGAGACTTACCCGCGCCCTTTAGCGGACGGTCATAAGCACCGCCCTCGGCCAGCAGCACACGCATAGGGGCTTTCAGTAAGCGTTGCGTAGCCGCTGACAGCGGTTGGAGGGGTTGGTCCGGCGGTGACGTCGGACTGCAAGTGCGTCCGAGGGCGCGCTTCCTGCACAAGCCCCTTCATCCCCTGTTTGCGTATCGAGATCACTCAGCAGGACGGCGGCGGGGAAAGCAGACCCGCAGCGAAGGCCCCGCAAGGGGACGGTGGTGCGGACAGACCGCAAGCTCAATGGAGGCGGATCATCGGGACCTAAACCAATATCAGGCCGGGACGTGAGTAGCTGAGGTGTGTCCTTTAGCGAAATCGGGGCGCCGGAAACACCTGATTATGGCCAAAAGCTATGGGGCTCCCACAATCCATCTGTCCTAGCCGGAGTAGCGCCCGGCCCGTCCTGCTGAGTGATCTCAGCCCAGTACCGCGTATCTCCTCAGTTCCACGCCAATTCCGCGAGGATACGCGCATGCACCAACGTGAAACCGCCAAGGACTTCCTCCGCACCCGCTTCGCTAAGCGCCTCGACCGTATTCGCGGCGTGGAACCCGGAGGGAACTGGGTTGGAATCCAGGCCTTCGGGCTGACCTTCAACGAGCTTCTGCCGGGCGCGTGTCGCCTCCAATGCGGCGCGCCCGGCAGTGCGGCGGAGGGGCTTCGCAGCCGTTCACCCTCCGCCGCAACCAATTCAACGGAGTGACATGGAGAATCCCAATGGGACTGCATCGAAACGAAATCCGCAAGGCCGTCTCTGACAAGCTAACCGAGCTCGGCTTCTCAAATGGTGTTGTTGCGTGGGGCGATCGCCCCGCTGAATTGAAAGTGCTCGTCAATACGGACATCAAAATCATCAAGCTCAAGAGTGGCATGTCCCGTCGTGGCCTGAAGTTCGAGCTCGACAAGTTGGAAACATGGGCCATTCAACGTCGCAGCGCTCAGCAACGGGCGTTAGTCAAATTCGAGCGCGATCCTGAGCAGATCGATCTCGAAGACGAGATCAACGCGAAAGCCCGTCTCGCTCGCACTCCAGTCGACCACCTGTCCGACTGATCACGGTCCTCTGTTCCTGTGTTGCGTCCCGAGTACCTAACCCCGCAATTGCAGGAGAAATCCCATGCATCCTCAGTCCTTCGACGAGCTGATCCCGCACATGAGGCGGGCAGGCTTCATCGCCACCTCTCTCGCCGCGGTCATCACCGCCATGTTCGGCTGGCAGCTCGGCGAGAACGTCGTCGCCAGCGTGTGCCTCGCCGGGCTGCTCGCGCTCTGCACCTTCATCGTCGGCTATTCGCTGGTCGCCGCCTATCACGCCTGGAAGCGCGACATGAAGGGCGTCTCGGCCGCAGCCACGGCGCTGTTCGCCGTTGCGGTCTGCGTCGAGTTCCTGAGCCACACCGGCTTCACGGCGGCGAACCGCGACGCGACCATTCAGCAGGCGTCCATGCAGACCCAGACCTACGAGGACTCCCGCGGCAACGTGAAGGACCTCGAGGCGAAGGTCGCGCGGCTTTCCGACGAGCGCAACGTGATGAAGCCGACGCAGAGCGTGGCGGCCGCCCGCGCCGCCATCCAGACGACGGAGGCCCACAAGTGGTTCACCGGCCTCACCCAGGGCTGCAAGGTGACCAAGGGGCCGCAGTCGCGCGCCTTCTGCGAGCGCTACTTCGCGGCGACGGCCGACATCGCGCTCTGGGATCAGATCGCGGCGCAGGAGGTCAGGCTGGCGACGGCGGAGAGCGAGTTGAGGTCGGCCCGTGACAGCTCCGGCCAGCGCCATGCCGGCCATGCAGCGGGCGCCTCCCAGGGCCTCATCCTGGCGGCGGCGGTGACGCAGACCGAGCGCCCGTCCGAGTCCGCGCAGTTCTGGACCGGCGTTGGCATCTCCGCGCTTCTCGCGCTGTTCGCGATCTGCGCTGGCGGGCTGCTCAACTTCATCGCGTTCGCGTTTGAGCCGGTGAGGGAGGTGCGCAAGGCCGCGGCTGCGACGCTGCAGGAGGTCAAGGACGATGCCCTGAAGCTCCGCCGCGTGACGCTCGCCCAGCTCTCCCACGAGCAGGGCCTCAAGGGCCTCGCATAAAAAAATGGAGGGCGGCTCGTAAGAGAACCGCCCTCTGACCTCACCCGGGGGAATGAGGAATCCGAACTCTTTACTCCCAAGACATCCACAGCGAATGGAGTGCGTCTTGACAACGATGAATCTAGAAGCGGTGCGTGACGAAATCAAGGCCGCTGCGGCAACCTGCGAAGGAACGCCCACAGCCAAGTTCGTTGCTGTTCTCATCGCCGCCGGCATCACCGACACGAAGGAAATAGCCGCCATCATGGGCGTCGGAGAGAGGGCCGTTCAGAAGGCCAGAAAACCGAACCACAGTTCGCCGAACTCAGGGACGCCGAACCACAGTTCGCGAACCACAGTTCGGAACGAACCACAGTTCGCGAACCACAGTTCGGCACCGAACCACAGTTCGCCAAAAAGCGAACCACAGTTCGTTTCCGAGCCTCGCGTATGCGCGCGTATAGAAACCCCTTCGGGGTTACTTACTCACGAAGATAGGTTTTTAGATTCCCCCTCTTCGGCCCCCCCCAAGCCGAAAGCCGAACCGAAACGCGGCAAGCGCCTCGCCGCTGACTGGCAGCTCCCGGACGAATGGCGGGACTGGACGAAGATCAACTTCGTCCACGCGTCGGATGCCCAGATTTCGCTTGAAGCCGATAGGTTCCGCGACTTCTGGCACGCAAAGGCCGGGCAGGGGGCGGCGAAGCTCGATTGGCAGGCCACGTGGCGAAACTGGTGTCGCACGGCGTTTGCCGGCCGTCCGTCCGCCCAGCCGATCAACACTGGCAGGGCTTCCTGGGATGAGCAGCGTGCCAAGCGCCAAGCCGACACCAGGGCGCTCATGGAGCGGATGGGCCTGACATCGGGGGCGATGCAATGAGCAACCGTCTCCTCGCGCGTCTCTGCGTCGTTTACGGACAGCCGGATAGTCCGGATCCCGTCGCGTATCTGAACGAGATCAGCAATCTCATTGGCCGGTACAGCGACACGGAATTGGAGAAAGCAGGCGATGCGATCCTGCGCAATCATCGCGGCAGATCCTTTCCAACACCGTCCGAGATTGCGGCAGCCTGTGCGGATGCAAGAGCGAGCAGCACCCGGGAGGTAACGCCGGAGTCGAAAGTCGATCCTGCGTGGTCGAATGCGCGCGTTGCGCTAGCGGACAAACTGATCAGAACGCCTCTCGGGCGCACCGCGGCTGATGAGGGATGGATCCTGGCACTGCACGACTTCATTCGTGTGAACGGACGCCTCCCAGAACAAGGAGAGATCGGTCCGCTCAGAGCCAAGGCGCGCGGCTTCGACGATGCCTACGCATCCGTATTGCGAGGAGAGACTGGGCCTTTGACCGGTGCACTTCGTCGACTTGGAGACACGTTTCTCGCGAAGCGGGACAAATATTCACGCATGACCGGAGATCGGGGGTAAGCATGTTCGGTGGCCAAACAGTCTGGACGGAAGAACGCACGGAGAGAGCCAAGCGCTTGTGGTTTACGGGGCATTCGGCGCGGACGATCGCCAACAGCCTGGGTGGAGGCATCACCCGCAACGCCGTCATCGGAAAGATGCACCGCATCGGCGCCATCAAGCTCAAGAAGGAGCGCAAGCCGTACAAGCCGAAGGTGGTCAGGATCCCGGCCGAAGTGCGCGAGGTGGTGGAACTGGAGCCCCGCGCGCCGCGCCCGCCCCGCAAGGCCCTACCACCTGAGCCGCAGCGGCCCGACAAGCTCGTCTCGTTCGAAGATCTAACCGAAAAGACCTGCCGGTTCATTTACGGCGATGTGCGCGACCCCGATCACGGCTTCTGCCCGTGCGAGCGGATTCCTGGCTCGAGCTATTGCGCCGGCCATCATGGCAAGTGCTTCACGGCTCCGGCGGTGAAGGCGCGTCCCTCGTCCGATCCGGGCGCCGTCTTCAACAGGTTCGGCCGCGGCCGCCTTCGTGATGAGGTTCTGGCATGACCACACTAGATCGCAGAAGCTTCTTTCGCGCGAGCGCAGGCGCTGCTGTTGCCGCGCCAGTGGCCATGAAGCAAGTCACGGAAGACATGCTCTACGCGGTTAAAAGAGGTCCGTTAGTCTCAATAAGCGGGCTAGCTGGCCAATTAGGATCGCCCAATCAATCGCATTTACATGACGAGTTGGCGAGCCTCACGAAGATGCTCGCCAACATTGAAAACCCAAGAAATGAGGACCGAAATTTGGAAGTCGTCGCAGCTCAACGCATCGACGGTCTGCGTTCGGTATCAGCATCGAACAAGGCCAGGATGATGCTGGAAGAGCGCGAGCGCCGAGAACTGCTCAGGCAACGTAGCTGGATGCAGAGGCGTATTGACGAGATCAAGGAGCATCTAGGTCCGTTGGGAGAAATGCTATGACCCGCCCCCTCACGCTCAAAGGCTACCGCATCAAGAACGGCAAGGTGGAGAAGGTCCACGGATACGGGATGAACGCCTCCCAGAAGATCAGGCAGAGGACGAGCAAGAAGGTGAAGGCAACACGGAGGGCGGCGCAATGACCTACGCCGAGAAAGAGCTGCGCCAGGCCCTTCGTTTCGCGAACGAGCTTGGCCGCACCAAAATTCCCATCTCAATCGAGTCCGCGCGTTACATTCTGGAGAAATTGAAAAATGACCGCGTGGTTTGCGCTCCGCACGTCTCCGATGAAAGAGTTCGCCGTCGAGGAGATCTTGCGCCGCCGAGGCCTTTCTGCCTTCTGCCCGGCGGAGACCAAGTGGAAGAGGACGGGCCGGAACCGCCGCGTGCAGCGTGATTACGCGCTGCTGCCGAGATACGTGTTTGCGGCGGGCGCAGACCCTTGGGATGTCGTGAGGGCGTTCGCGGGGCGCGGTGTGACCGGTGTTGTGACGGTGGACGGGCGCCCCGGTCTCATCCGGGACGAGGCGGTCCAGAAGCTCGCCCGCATGTCCGGCGGGCTGGTTCCAACCAGCACCGCACGGGTACACCGGTCGTTCCGCGTCGGCGACCTCGTCGAGCTGCCCGGCAGTGCATGGGCGCATCTCTGCGTGCCGATCCTCTCGATCAAGGGGGAGACTGCGAGGGTGCTGGTTCCGATGTTCGGCGGGAAGCAGGAAGTCGAGGTGTCTGTGAGCCAGCTCGAAGCGGCGTGAGACTGCACGGAATTGAAAGGGTATCGCGATGGAACTCTCAGGAATCCTGATCCGGCAGACCGAGAAGTCTGGCTTCGAGGCAGAGTTTCGTGGCGACTACCTGATCAACGGCGACAACGGCTGTTGGATCTCCATTGTTGGATGGGGCGCGACGGAAGCGGATGCCAGGCGCCACCTGAGAGTGGCGCTGGACGAGATGAAAGTGAGGGCGGGATGAAAACAGGCGACGTCGTAGGTCGCTGGGTGTTGGTAGCGAAGGCTAGCTCTGACCGTTACGGTGTCCGTTGGCACTGTCGCTGCTCGTGTGGAACCGAGAGAACAGTCTCGGAGCAAAGCTTGCGGAGGCGGCGCAGCATGTCTTGCGGATGCAAACGAGGTGAAGGTCTAGCGGCGCGCTGTTACCGGCATGGATGTGTCGACTCGGGTCTCTACCACACTTGGTGGTTAATGCGGCGCAGGTGCGAGAACCCGGCGCACAAGTCGTATGCGGACTACGGAGGTAGGGGGATTCGCGTATGTGAGCGCTGGCTGGATGTCCGTTCATTTGTGGAAGATATGGGGCCGCGACCGCCAGAGGCTTCGCTAGATCGCATCGACAACGATGGCAACTACGAGCCCTCGAATTGTCGGTGGGCCACGAAGTCCGAGCAGCAGTTGAACAAAAGAAACACCGCCTACCTGAAGGTAGGCGGTGTCACCAAGCCACGTAGTCAGTGGGCGCGAGAGAAGGGCGTAAGTCACTCCCTGATCAACTGGCGTCTTAAATCCGGTTGGAGCCCAGAAGCAGCAGTTAACACGCCTCCCGGAGCCGCCTGTAGATCGTAGTACGCGCGACGTCGATGAAGGCTTGCTCGGCTTCGTCGAGACGAGGCCTGCGCCCATGCTGTCGCTCGAAAGCTACAGCCCACGGGATCACTTCGGCTCCCGCGACTTTTGGCACGATGGCCTTGGTCGGGGGCAGCGGATCGGTATCGTTCGAAACGGCCTTCTTGTAGTCGTCGATGGCCTTGTCTAGCTCGTCACCGGTCGTGGTCTCGGAGATGCCCCGGAAGGCGAACCCGAGAGACACGATCGAGCCGATCGAGAAGAACAGCGTCCAGAAGAACGGCTCAGCCAGCATAAAGGCTGCTTTTGCCTTTGCCTCGTTTGCCCCGAACAATGCGGCGATCTTGGCGCCTTCAGCAGCCTTGGCGTTGACCGGCTTCTGAGGGCCGAGCTTCTCCAGGTCTGCCACGTGGCCCTTCACGGCGGCTTCGTAGACGCCGATCGTGGCCTGGATGCCCTCACATCGCTTGCCCTTGCCGGTCTTGCACTCGCGCGCAAGGCTGGCCTGGGCCTCGACCAGCATCGCATCTGCTCGAGCGAGAGACGCCTTGACGGCGACTCGGCGCTCGGCCGCGTCATCGGCCTGCGAGGCAGTGAGCATGGAGGTCTCGGCCTGCCGGCCGACCGAGTTGAACACGACGAGCCCCGTGCCCGAGAGGAACAGCACGAGGAAGCCGAGAGCGGCAGCCCAATGCCTGGCCTTGAGAGCCGTTCCCATCAGATGCCCGGCCGCGATCGTGCCGAACACCATCAGGGCTGTGAGCTGGACGTAGGTGGTCCACTGGCTCGGATCCGTGAGGTGGTCGCCGAGGATGATCCGAAGCTCGCCGTAGACGAACGCCGCGCCTGCAACGATTGCGAGAGCCCGGCCATTTGCTGTAATGGTAGTCATGTCGAGAATTCCTTTCCGAAGGGTTTTGGACATGCCCCCAGGCCGTTACAGCGGTTTCTGGGGGCGACTTCTGAAGAATAGTGCCAAAGTCACCGAATTGCAATCACAAAAGGTGACTAAAACACCTTTTCTTGACTGCGCGGTGCCAATGGCACTAGATGCTGCGTATGGCACATGCATCAAAAGCAGATGGCGCGGCGCTTGAAGCTCGTTTTGAAGCCCTTCTCGGCGGACACGGCACAACGGCGAGGTTGGCGCGCGCACTAGATCGGCATCCGTCGCAATTGCACCGGATCTGGGCTGGGAAACGCCCGGTTACGCCAGAGCTTGTTGCATTCGCAGAGCTTTTGGAGAAACTTCCTGAGGAAGATTGGCCCGACCGGTGGCGCAAATGACAGACGATACGGAAAACCTGATCCTCGAGCATCTGCGTCACTTTCGGGCGCAGCTCCTTAGTATGGACGAGAAGCTCGACTTGCTTCGCGCTGACGTCCATGACCTCAAGGTGCGCATGTCTCACGTCGAGGAAGGCATCGGCGGCATCAATCGCCGCATCGATCGGCTCGACCAGCGCATGGACCGCGTCGAGAAGCGGCTGAATTTGGTTGATGTGATCTAGCTGTGTCCGCCAGACTCTTGACTGCGCCCCCCGAACACGCATACGGGTGAATCTGGGTGGACCCTAGTGGGCCTCGAGTATGAGCCAGACGATACCCACCATCGGGCAAGGCGGAATGAAAACGCTGAGACCCTGGCCGGGTGCACTGCGCCCAAAGCACCGCGACATTCCAGATACAATGACGCCCCCGAAACGCTGCACAAGCTCGGGGGCGATTTCCGTTGAGGGGCATACGCTACGCGTCCAACGGTGAGAGCAATTTACGCGACCGAAGGTGAATCTCGCATGAACACCTCGCAGCTCAAGTCTCAGATCGTCCCGATCCTCCACCTTGTCGGCTTGGCCCTTGTCGTTGTGGCCGCCCTCAAGTTCGGAGGTGTCCGCATCAGCTTCGGCGGCAACGTCACAGAGACGGCGCTCGTCGGCATTGGTCTGCTGTTGGCGCGATGAACGTTTCACGTGCAACACGAATTGATTAAAAATCAAAACATTCAAACAGGATTCAAAAGTGCGCGGTGGAGCAAGGCCTAACGCAGGCCGCAAGCCTGGATCGAAGGCGGACAAGACCGTTGAGCGCCTGAAGAAGGTCGAGCAGGTCATGAAGGCTGTCGATGAGGCGCTGCCAGAGCCGTTCAAGGGCGATGCTCACGCGTTCCTGATCACCGTCTACAAGGACACGTCGAACCCGATCAAGGACCGCCTTGCCGCCGCCACCGCTGCTATCGGCTACGAGAAGCCGAAGCTCGCTGCAATCGATATGCAGGCTGAAGTAGACGCGACGGTTTCCGTCAGCCGTATCGAGCTTGTCGCCCCGTCAATCGTAAGCGATGACCACGCAGCGCATTGAGCTGCCTCCGAAGCTCATCCCGGTTTTTGCCGGCGAGGCCATGTACAGAGGATCGTACGGTGGCCGTGGCTCGGGCAAGACCCGCTCGTTCGCCAAGATGTCAGCCGTATGGGGACTGCGGTTCGCCAGAGAGAACAAGCCCGGCGTCATAGTGTGTGGCCGCGAGTTCATGAATTCTCTGGCCGAAAGCTCGCTTGCAGAGGTGAAAGGCGCAATCGCTTCCGAACCGTGGCTGGCTGCGGCCTATGAGGTCGGCGAAACCTACGTTCGCACCAAGGACAAGCGTATCGAGTTCGCGTTCATAGGCCTTCGCCACAACCTCGACAGCATCAAGTCTAAGGCGCGCATTCGGCTGCTGTGGGTGGACGAGGCCGAGCCGGTGTCTGAAACAGCGTGGGCCAAGGCCATTCCGACCGTCCGCGAGGAAGGGTCTGAGATTTGGGTGACCTGGAACCCGGAGCGCAAGAAGAGCGCCACGCACAAAAGGTTCCGCGAAGACCCGCCCGCCGGCAGCAAGATCGTGGAGCTCAATTGGCGAGACAATCCGTGGTTCCCGTCAATTCTGAACAGGACCCGCCTCGAAGATAAGTCCAAGAGGCCGGACCAATACGAGCACGTCTGGGAAGGCGATTATGTCACCGTAGTTGAAGGCGCCTACTACGCCAAATCGCTCACGGAGGCTAAGAGCCGGATCGCCCGGGTTGCTCAAGATCCGCTCATGTCCATCAGGGCGTTTTGGGACATTGGCGGCACAGGGGCCAAGGCTGACGCTTGCGCCATCTGGATTGCCCAGTTCATCGGCAAAGAGGTTCGTGTCCTAGACTATTACGAAGCGGTCGGGCAACCACTTGCCACGCACGTCCAATGGCTTCGCGAGAACGGATGGGGGAAGGCGCATTGCTACCTTCCTCACGACGGCGCGACCAACGACAAGGTTTACGACGTCTCGTACGAAAGCGCGCTCAGAGCGGCGCAATTCGAGGTGACAGTTGTGCCCAACCAGGGCAAGGGCGCCGCAAAGATGCGCATCGAGGCGGCGCGGCGGCTCTTCCCGAGCATCTGGTTCAACAAGGACACGACGGAGGCCGGACGCGATGCGCTCGGCTGGTACCACGAGAAGAAGTCAGACGATGATCGGAACATTGGTCTCGGCCCTGATCATGACTGGTCGAGCCATGGCGCGGATGCCTTCGGATTGATGTGTGTCGTGTATGAGCCGCCGGCGGCTGCGAAACCAATCTCCTACCCCAAGAGGCGGTACGCTTGACCGAAGACGACAAGAAGCCTTCTGCGGGCGTAGACGATTCCGAGCTGGCCACGCTCCTCGTGGAGATGAACCAGCAGGCCGTCGGCTACCTCACGGATCAGGTTTCGGCCGATCAGGACGACAACCTCGATCGCTACCTCGGAAAGCCTTACGGCGACGAGGAGGAGGGAACGAGCAACGCCGTATCCATGGACGTTGCCGAAGTCGTCGACTGGGCATTACCGGATTTGCTCGAGCCGTTTCTCGCTGGCGAGCGCGTTGTCGAGTATGAGCCGTCACGCCGTGGAGACGAGGCGTACTGTGAGCAGGCGGGCGACCTCGCCAACTACTGTTTCTATTCGGAAAACAACGGCGTGATCGTCCTCCACGACACCGTGAAGACGAGCCTCATCCAGAAGATCGGGATCGTCAAAACGTGGTGGAAGACGGAGGAGACCGAGGAGCGCCAGACGCTGTCGGGCCTTCCGAAGCCTCTCGTCGAAGAACTGCGCGCAGAAGACGGGGTGACGATCGAGGAAGAGGCTGGAGAGCCAATCAACGTGCAATCCATCGATCCGGAAGCGCAGCCGGCGTTTGCGGATGGCATGGTCTACACGGTCACGCTGACGCGGCAGAAAAAGGAAGGCCGCATTTGCATCGAGAGCGTGCCGCCCGAAGAATTCAAGGTTTCGCAGCGCGCCAAGTCTTTGGACGTCGAGTACCTTTGCCACGAGGTGGAGAAATCCAGATCTGAACTGATTGCCATGGGGTTCGACTACGATCTGGTCATGTCGCTCGCGGCGAACAAGGGGCACGAGCAGGATAGCCGAAAGGACCGGCGCTTCCCGGACGAGCAGCGCAACGAGACGGGCCACACGGCCAAGCTGTCGGACCGGCTGACGCTCTGCGAGGAATACCCGCTGATCGATCTCGACGGATCCGGTAAGGCCAAGCGCTGGAAGGTCCATCGCGTCAACAAGACGATCCTGGAAAAGGAAGAGATCGACGAGCACCCGTTCGACGCGTGGTCTGCTGACCGCATTCCGCATCGCCTGATCGGTCTCGCGCTCGCCGACAAGGTCAAGCAGACGCAGTACGTCAAAACCCATCTCGTGCGCCAGTTGCTGGATAACGTGTATCTGGCCAACAATCCTCGGTTCGAGGTGCCCGACCAGGCCATGGCCGAGGGAACGATTGACGACCTGCTGACGTACCGCATCGGCGGCCTGATCCGCACCAAGGGTCAGGGCGGCGCGGTGCGGCCGATCGAAGTCCCGGATCGGTCGGGAACTGCGCTGGATGCCATCACGTACATGGACAGCGTGCGCGAGCAGCAGTCCGGCATCGTGCGCAACGGCATGTCGATTTCGAGCGAGGTGGTAGACCCGAAGTCGGCAACAGAAGCCCGCAAAGAAGATCGCAACGAGCAGTCCCGCAAGCGCCTCATGGTGCGCATGATCGCGGAGACGCTGCTTGTCCCCGTCTTCCGCAAGATTCTGAAGAATCTCGTCAAATACCAGGATGCGGAAAAGACCGTGTTCCTGTCCGGCCAATGGGTGACGATGGACCCGCGCTCCTGGAATGCGGATATGCGGGCGACCGTCGCTGTGGGGCTCGGGCACTCGAACGCCGAGGAAGACCTGCTGGCGGCACAGGTGGTGGGTCAAGCGCAGCAAATGGGCGCGGAAGCCGGCCTTGTCGGTCCCGAGCAGCTTTACGAGACTGGGAAGAAGCTCATCAAGGCGGTGGGTTGGAAGTTCCCGGAGAAGTACTTCAAGGACCCGCGCACGCCGGAGTTTCAGCAGGAGCAGCAGGCCCGAGCGCAGCAGGCCGATCCGAAGATGGTCGAGGTCCAGGGCAAGCTGCAGATGCGGGCCCAAGAGCTTCAGATGGAGGGGCGGTTCCGGCAGATCGAGTCACAGCGTGATTTCGAGATCGAGATGCTGAAGGCTCAAGCCAAGATGGCTATCGAGCAGCAGAAGACCGATTTCGACTTCCGCGCCAAGCTCCTCCAGATCAACGCCGAGTTCGACCTGAAGCGCCAGCAGATGTTCATGGAGTTCGCGCTGCAGAAGCAGCAGATGGGCTTTGAGGCCGGAATGGCCAAGGACCAGCAGCAGATCGACGACCGGAACGAGAACCGGCGCATTGCGAGCGCCCATGAGCAGGGCCTGCAGAATGCGAAGCTGCAGAGCAAGGTGCGTTTCGGGGGCAGGATTGGATGAACGAGGATATTTGGCAGTTCTTTAGGGTCGAGTTGAATAGCGGCAGGCAAATATTCGCAGCCAGCAGAGGTGGTCGTGACGAGGCGCTAGAGCGCATTAGACGCGATGACCCGCTCTGGCTGAGCGATAAGGTTCACTACATCGGCGCCGGGAAAGAAAACTATCCGGGTCTCGTCTTTGTAGCTGACTTGGGCAAAACGCCTTGGGAATTCAGCAAATGAACGATGAAGCCGCCCGAAAGCTCGCAGAGCGCGGTCGCCGGTTCCGGGAATGGTGCGAGGGGCCCGACGGTCTGTTCGCCGTGTTCTCCGCCGTCGAGCGGAACTACGCCGAGGCTCTGTTTCAATCCGACATCACCGATGCGGATCTCAGGGAAAAGGTCTGTCATCGCGTCAAGGCGCTCCGGGACCTCAAGACCGTGATGGCAACCGCGATCACCGAGGGCAAGAGCGCCGAGGCGATCATCCAGGCCATCGCCAAGATGGACGAGAAGAAGCGGGCCCGTAAGGCGCCGGCAAAAGCGTAAGGAACTCATAATGGATGTTGCTACCCAGGGCGCGCCCAACGGCGCCGCCACGCCGACGGTCGATTCCATCGCGAACCTTTTCGAGGCGGAGATTGTTGCCGAGCGCGCTCCGCCCAAAGCCGAGAAGGAAGCGAGCGCACCGGCGGCTGAGGAGCCGCAGCCTGAAACTGACGCGGAACCGTCCGATACCGAGACGGAATCCGACGACGAAATTACCGCCGTTGAGGCGGAGACCGAAGACGAGCCGGAACCCGAGAGCGAGCCTTCCGAGGCCCCCGCTGCTCGGGCCATCGACGCTCCGAACGGCATGTCAGAGGCCGACAAGGCTATGTTTTCCAAGCTGCCCCAGGACATCAAAGCCTGGATCAGCGGCCGGGAAGCGCAGCAGACGGCAGATTACACGCGAAAGACGCAAGAGGTCGCCGAGCAGCGCAAGGCGGTCAAATCAGCGTCGGACGCATTGGTGGGAAAGCTCCAACAGTACGATCAGATCCTCGCCCGCTTCACGGACGTCGAGATCACGCCTCCCGACCCAGGGCTGCGCCTCACGGACCCGGCTGAGTATGAGGATCAGCTCGCGAGCTACGTCCACCGGAAAGATCTTCAGGAGAAAGCTCGGGCTGAGCGCGCTCGCAACGCCAAGGAAAATGAGCAGCTGACCAGGGAGATGATGCGGGAGTATCTGGCCGAACAGGCCCAGGAACTTCAGCGGTTGGCCCCTGATCTGGCCGCGAATACCCCCAAAGCGGCGGAGATGCGGAAGGCCATCCACAAATACGGTGTCGATTCCGGCTACACGCCGGAGATGCTCGCCCAAGCCTCGGCGCGAGACATCGTGACACTGTGGAAAGCACAGCAGTTCGACGCGGCGCAGAAAGCCAAGGCGAACGTGAAGGTTGTGCCGAAGCCAGCCCCGAAGATCGCAGCCCCTGGACCTGCCAAAGGCGGACGCCCGTCAAACTACGCCAAGGCGGTTCAGGACCTCAGCAGCAACCCGTCCGTCGACGCCCTTGAAGCGGCGTTCCTGGCGGAGCTTCAATCGGAGAAGCGATAATGGCCGCGATTACCAACGTCTTCACGACCGCGACTGCCAAGGGCATCCGCGAAGATCTTACCGACAACATCCACCGTGTGGATGTTGAGGACACGCCGTTCATGAGTGCCGTCGGCACGACTACGGCGACCAACACCATCCACGAATGGCAGACGGAAGCTCTGTCGGCCGTGGCTCAGAATGCCAAGCCGGAAGGTCAGGTCACGAGCAGAACGGCTGCGATCAACACCGTGCGTCTCTCGAACATCTGTCAGATCGCCGAAAAGAACGCGACGGTGTCGGGCACGATCGAGTCCGTGAACAAAGCCGGCCGCGACAAGGAAATGGCCCGCCAGCTTGCTCTCAAGAGCATTGAGCTGCGCAAGGACATGGAGTACGCGCTGGTCACCAATCAGGCATACGACACGGCCGCGTCTGTTGGTGGCGAGACCGTGCGCACGCTGCGGAGCTTCGAGGCCTGGATCCGCACGAATACGAGTCGTGGCGGAGGTTCCGCTGCTGACCCTGCCGATCCGACCGTCACGCCGGGGACCACGGCCACGGATGGCGATCAGCGGGCGTTCACGGAAACGCTCCTCCTCGATACGCTGCAGCAGGTCTTCGAGTCCGGCGGCAACGTGAAGATGGCGTTCATGGGCGCGTACAACAAGCGCGTCGCCTCGACCTTCGCCGGCCGCTCGATCTCGCAGATCCAGGTGGGCAAGAGCACGGTTCACCAGGCCGCAAACCGCTACGAAAGCGACTTCGGCACCATCGAGTTCGTGCCGCACCGCTACTCGCGTGCGCGCTCGTGCCTCCTCGTGGACCCGAGCAAGGTCAAGGTGGCCTATCTGCCCAATCGCCGCTTCCACCGCTTCCAGCTCGGGAAGGTGGGCGACGGCGACACCAACGTGATCCTCTCGGAGTTCACGCTCGAGATGAGCAACGAGAAGGCACACGGCATCGTCGCTGACCTCACGACCTCCGCGTAGCCTCGCCGCGCCTGGGGAGGGTTTCGGCCCTCCCCTTTTTCATGGAGTAACGCATGGCACGACCGAAACGTGAGCCGGACATGATCGACGACGCGCCCCAGGGGGAACCGTGGATCAAGATCCGGGTCAAGCACTACAAGATCTTCACGAGCCAGGGCCGCTTTATCGAAGGGTGGATCCGAGAGCTTCCAAAGGCAGAAGCAGAGGACTTCATCGCGAAGGGGCACGCCGTTGCAGTTTGAGGATTGGACGCTCCACCCCTCGCTCTGCCGGCCGGGTAAGCGCGTCTATAGCCGATTCGAGCCAAACGGCGATCTCGTGTTCATGGAGGAGTTCGACGATGAGCTCGCCATCGAGCAGGCCGCTCATCAGCGCGAGTTCAGCAGCGGCAAGGACATGCGGAACATGGCCGTCATTCCCGACAGCGTGAAGGCGAGGGCCCTGCGCGAAGGCTGGTACTGGGATGACACCGCCTGGAAGCGCTGGATGAACGACATCGACAACCGGAAGCTTCGGGTGGCCGGAGGGCGCGTCTGATGGGCTTCGCCTCCTACGCCGAGCTCAAGGCAGCGGTTCAGCGCCTTGTCCTGCGCACGGGAGACGCGATCTTCGAAGCGGATTTCTCGCGGCAAGTGATGTTCGCCGAGCAGCGCATCAATTATGGGGCGGATGTGCCGCTGCAATCCCCACCGCTGCGCATCCGCGGCATGGAGAAGACGGTTTCTCTCAACGTGGCCGCCGGCGTGACGACGCTTCCGGCCGACTATCTCGCTACCAAGCGCCTGACCTGGAACGGGGACGTGGCGTTTCCGCTGCGCTACCGCACGCCCCAGGAATTTTGGGACAACCGGCTCATCGGATGCGGTCTCCCGGCTGTGTTCACGGTCGAAGGCGACACGCTGACGATGTCGCCTGAAGCCACAGGCACCGTGACGCTGACCTATTACGCGAAATTCGCTGCCGTCGAGACGGAGGACACGATCACGGACCGGACCGGCAGCGCGGTTCTCACGAGCGCAAATGAAACCATCACACAGCGCACCACGGCTCAGTCCAACTGGCTGATGGAGAACGCGCCGGCCGTCGTCATGAACGCCGTTCTGATCGAGTCCTGGAAGTTCCTGCGCAACAACGAGCGGGCCCAAGAAGCCTATGCCGAGTTCGTGTCAGCGATCGGCGGGCTGAACCTCACGGACATCAAGTCCCGCACCCCAACAACCCTCGCGCCGAGAATTAGAGGAGCACGCATTCCATGATTGCCAACATGCACGGCATGACCGTCGACGGCCGATGGGTGCCGATGATCGTCGGTGACCAGGGGTTTGGCGCCGGGGCAGGCGGCGGCCTTGCTCCGTCGGCATCGCCGCTCGCCAACGGTTGGTCGTACGCCGCTGCTTCGGGCGGCATTGAGGACACGTCTGACGTGGCCATAAAGGCAGCGGCGGGCATCGGGCGGTCAAACTATCTGTCTCAGATCGAGATCGTGAACATAGACGCGTCAGTGGCGACGGAGGTCGTCGTCAAGGACGGCTCGACCGTGATCTGGCGCTCGCATTTCCCGGCCAAGGCTGCCAGCACAACCCCGGTTCCGGCGCAGTTCAATTTCAATCCGCCGCTCGTCGGCTCTCAAAACACGGCTCTGAACGTCGCCTGCATCACGACGAGTGCGCAGGTCTACGTGAACGCCCGCGGCTTTGTTGGCGGCGCCCCGAACCAAGTTGAACTGAACACCAACACGCCTGACGAAATCTACAACCGCATCGGCGACCTTGTAACTGATCGCGCCGGCTCAACCCTCACCCTCAGGAGCAACTAAAATGGCTGCGATCCATAGCCTCACCGACACCTGGAACAATGGCGCGACGGCGTTCGATGCCATCAAAATGAACGTCACGGATTCGGCCTCGGACGCTGCGGCTAAACTGCTGAACCTTCAGGTTGGTGGCACGCCAAAGTTCACCGTGGACAAGGACGGTGACGTAGTTGCCGCTGGAACGCTCGGCGTGACCGGAGACGTGGCTGTCAACACGGACAAATTCACCGTTGCCGCCTCGTCGGGCAACACGGTCATTGCTGGTACTGCCGCGATCGCTGGCGCAACCACGGTGGCAGCGGCCCTCAAGTCGTCTCACGCGACCTCGGGGCTCGGGTACGCCACGGGCGCGGGCGGCACGGTCACCCAGGGCACCAGCCGCACCACTGGTGTTACGATCAACAAGGCGTCGGGCGCCATCACGCTCGTCTCCGCAGCGGGCTCGGCAACCGCTGCAACATTCACCGTGACCAACAGCGCGGTTGCTGCAACAGACGTCGTGATCGTCTGCCAGAAGTCTGGCACCGACAAGTACGACATCAAGGTCACGGCGGTCGCTGCGGGCAGCTTCGACATCACCTTCAACACCACGGGCGGCACCACGACCGAGCAGCCGGTGTTCAACTTCGCCGTCATCAAGGCCGTCGCCGCGTAAATGCGCGACAAGAAGATCATCCCGTTCGGGGAGTACGCCCCGGACCAGTCCAAGATCGGAGGGCAGTCGCCGCTTGCCAAAGGCGTGCTGCCTCTCTCGGGACGGTATTCGCCGCTCCCAGATCTGCAACAGGTCCGAGCCGGATCGATGCTCAACGACCCGTGCCTCGGCGGGAAAAGCTTCTACGACTCGAACGGGTTTCCGGTCGTCTTCCTGGGAGATCAGGGGCGCCTCTACCGCGTCAACGGCAAGATCCCGACGGATGTCTCCAAGTCAGGGGGCTATTCGTTCTCGTTCGACTGGGGTGTGACGTTCGAGCAGTTCGGCAACAACGTCATCGCAGTGGGCCGCGGTGAAAACCCGCAGCGCTACGTCATGGGCTCGTCTTCGGTCTTCGCCGATCTCGAGAACGCCCCTCAGGGCGACACGGTGTTCCGCATCCGCCAGCATCTGTTCATCTGCTCGGGCAACATCGTGAACTGCTCGGCGTTCAACAACATCACAAGTTGGGAGCCTGATTTCGCCACCCAAGCCTTCCAGGGCGAGGTCAATCAGGCCAACGGCTTGATCGTTGCGGGATGGGGTGGGGAGCAGGGCGCCATCTTTCAGGAGCGGGGTATCGTTCGCCTGACCTACACCGGGGCGGGTGCTCCTTTCATCTTCGACGAGGTGGAAGGCGGCCGCGGCGTGTGTGGGCCGAACGCCTGGAGCCCGTGGGGCAAGATTGCTTTCTGCGTGGCAGAGGACGGGTTCTATACCTTCGACGGTCTGGCGGCGTCTCCGATCGGTGCTAATCGCGTGGACCGGTATTTCTCGAACCGGCTCAACTACGGCTATCGCCATAAGGTCTGGTCCGCCATCGACGCCCGGCGCAAATGCTGGATGGTGGCGTTCCCGACCGAGGGCGCCATCTTCCCGAACGAGCTGCTGATCTACTCGTGGGCCGACGACAAATGGACCCTCGACGAGTTCGACTCTCAGTTCGGTTTCGAGATCCACCGGGAGCCCGTCAACGCCGACGACGAAGCCGGACTGATCGAGATGTTCGGAACCGCCAACGCCGACGATCCCGTGTTTGCCAACGTGAGCGCGGATAGCCCACAGTTCCGAGAGAGCCGGAAGGAATGGGCGGTCGTCGACGGCGACCGGAGGCTGTGCCAGTTCACGGGCGCGAACCGCGCCGCATCGCTCTCGACGGCAACCTATGAGGTGGCAGGACGGAAAACGTTCGTCTCGGAAGTCTGGCCGATCGTCGACGCTGCCCCGGAGCATGTCACGGCCCAGGTTGCGACGAGACTGCGACGGCTGGATGAGGTCGAAACGGTTTCAACCGAGTCCCCGATGAATTCCGAAGGGTTCTGCCCAGTTTACGCCGAGGGGCGCTATCAGCGCGGCATCGTGAACATTGCCGAGGGTGCGTCTTGGACGGAGGCGACGGGCATCCACACCGACGCAGGAGAGAGCGGTGAGCGCTGACGGCGGCGGCTCCCGGTTCCTTTATCCAACCGGAAAAACGGTCGAGCACCTGTACCAGACCCTTCGGGTCCTGATCGATACGCTGAACCGAGAGCAGAAAAGCGACGAGGTCGATCTCACCGCCCTCCAGGAGGCGATCGAGGCGGCGCAGAACACGCTGAACGAAATAGAGCTCAACGGAGCGCTGACCCCTCAGCAGGAGTTCGAGCTGTCGCTCGTGACGGCCGTGGATACCATGCTGGGATCAGTGTCGAGCATGGTGCTCGATACGATCAAGCGCAGCCAGGACGCGGCGGCCGCAACGATCCGGGCGCTGCTCGAGGGGCAAAAGAACAAGGTTGCGATCCGCGTCGAGCAAAAAGCACGGCTCACCGAGCAGGAAGCGTTCGTATCGCAGCTGACGACTTTCGAGGCGCAACTCCTCAACGCCTTGGCATCCATTACGCAGGAGACAACGGCCCGCACCAACGCCGACAATGCTCTGGCGCAGGTAGACCAGACTATTACGACGGCCCTCAACGGCAATATTGCGCAGGTGCAGATCCTCGCCCAGTCCGTCGACGGTATCGAGCAGAAATTCGCGGTGACGCTCAACCAGAACGGTCAGGTGACCGGCCTTGTCCAGCTCGACGGAACAGCTGCGGGAAGCACGTTCACCGTGGTTGCGGACAAGTTCCAGATCGCCCAGCCGGACCAGACAGGCGGAACCCCGAAGACTGTTTATTCGATTGGGAACGTCAACGGGGTGCCGACGCTCGTGTTCGCGGGGGACATGTACGGAGACGGGACTATCACTGCGCAGAAGCTCAACGTCGCGTCGATCGCAACACTTCGAATCTCGGACCCGGCGAACACCTACTATTGGGACTTCGCAAACGGACGAGAGGGATCGACGGACGGTAAAGCGACGATCGACATCAAGAACCGGCGAATTCTGTTTCTCGGTACCTGAATGGGAGACCACCTTTGCATAGGTCCTGACCGGATCGCCGTCTGGACGGGTGGCACCGACCTCGGGCCGGTGGACACGCCGAGCAGCTACCCGGCGCGCGTCAGGCTCAATTCCACGCAGGATCTTATTGGCTTCTACCCAACGGCCCGCACGGGAACGGTGTCCGGTACTGAGTGGCTTGCGACCGAGAATAACGCGAGGAAAATCACGCTCTTCGCGCACGGCCTCGACTACCGTCCATTCCTCTTTGGCCATGTTACGGTTGGCGGCATAAATCTCCCGATCCAGGGGTCGATCCTCGTAGATGGCGGCGGACATTGGTTCTGGAGCTATTCGATTGGAGCGGATGCGACTGTCGTCTATCTCAACATCATGCGCGCCTCTAGCACATATGGCGTTCCGCCGACAATCTCGTACACGCTCCACATCGCTAACTATGGCGTGAATGCAAATGGGAGCCTTCGCCGGCCGCCATACTTCAACGGCGTCGATGCCAATGCCGGGGTGTCGCCTTCATATCTGAAGGCTGGGTACATCGATACCGCGTATCGGTACCCCTATCGGAACGCATCCGGAGCGACTCCCATCGCAAATGGGCGAACAATTGCGTCAGGCGTTGGCTGGACTGGCGCTGGAGCAGGAAACTCCGGCGGCTTTAGCCGGAACTCCATTGGTTTTGGCTGGAGGTACTCGGTGCAGGGCCATGTCGTAAGACGAAACGCGATTAGCTCGTCGGTGTCTGGCGCAGTAGGGATCGACGCGAGCTTCAACGCATCGGTCACGAGGCTATCGATTTGAGCTACGCCTTCGACCAGGCCACTGGTCTTGTTCTGTACGGACCAAGCGGAGAGGTCGTGTGGTCGTCGAGCAGGCAGCAGGCCTACGCTACGGACTACATCAGCGATAGTTTCACAATCAGCGCGATGCCTGGTGTCAACTCAGTTGGGATCATCGAAACGGTCACAGAACGCCTGAAACCAGTGTCCCCTATCGCAACCCACATCATGGGATCGTTCACCGCGACGCAGTCTGGAGGTTACACGGTCGGCGGTGTCGCCAACGGCGGCATCCATCAATTGGGGGGCACGACCCTGCTCATGTCGTCGGTTTACTCGATGTATCCGTCCGGGCGCGGATTCGACGAACGCTATTCGACATGGCGTACCGGTGACACGAATATGGCGGGGGCGATGCTCCTCACCACCTACGTTGAGAGTGGTTGGTTCAAGGCAACAATCGAGCGCTACAAGCCCACGGCCGGAACCTCATCAGCATCATGGAGCGGCCTCGGTCTCGGCAACGTGACCATCTCTTACCAAGGCCTCGCCTATACCTTCGACAACTAGGAATCTCTGAATGACCGCATGGTATCGCGCGGGCACCGTCACAGCCACAAACGGCTCGACGACGGTGACCGGTGCGCTCACAGCATGGCTCGCTAACGCGAAGGCGGGGGACGTGTGGTGCCCCGACGCGGATGGGCGCGGCTATGAGATCACCGCAATCAACTCAAACACGTCGATCACCATCTATCCCGCCTACGCGGGGACCACGGGCAGTGGGAAGGCGTATGGCATCGCCCGCTTCTCGACGAGCTGGAACTCGGTTTCTGAAATCGGCGTCTCGCTCGCGGAAATCCTTGCGGCGCAGACGAACATTCTGGCTGGTAGCGGCGTCCCCTCTGATTCCCTCGGACAAGACGGGGACGTTTACTTCCGGCAGGATATCGCCGAGTACTATACCAAGGGCGCCGGCACGTGGATCCTCGTAACCGCTTTGATCGGTCCTCAGGGTCCGGCCGGACCGAGCTATCAGGCGACCAGCACATCGTCTGTTGCGATCGGGACGGGCGCGAAGACGTTCACGGTGCAGTCCGGCCGCGGCTATTCCGCTGGGCAATGGTTGCGGGTTTCGAACAGCTCCAGCAACTACATGGAAGGAACGGTCACCTCCTACAGCAGCACGACGCTGATCATCAACGTGCCGGCGGGCCGCGCGATTGGGTCTGGAACGTTCACGTCCTGGAACGTCAATATTGCTGGCGATGTTGGTCCCGCGAACAGCCTGGCTATCGGGTCTGTAACGACTGGCGCAGCCGGCTCAAGCGCGAGCGCGACGATTACAGGGACCGCGCCGAGCCAAACGCTCAACCTCGTAATCCCGCGTGGCAACACGGGCGTTGCTGGAGACACGGGCCCTCAGGGCTCCACCGGAGCCGCCGCCACCATTACGGTCGGAACGGTCGATACCGTCGATCCTGACGATCCAGCAACCGTCACGAACTCTGGGACGTCGGGTGCAGCGGTTTTCGACTTTGAGATCCCGAAGGGCGACCCCGGCACTCCGATCAACCCCCGCGGCGATTACAACGGCGCAACAACCTACGCGCTGAACGATGCGGTGCGGGTGCTCGGTTCCACGTGGGTTTATACCAATGCCACGCCGGGTTCAGGCAATGCCCCGCCGACGCTGCCGACGGAATCGAACTCTTACTGGCAGCTCATGGCGCAGGCTGGGTCCAACGGAACCGGCGCGGTCGATCTCGTCAACGGTCAGTCCGGCGTCGTGGTTCTCGACGGCTCCGACATCGAGGCTAATCACACAGCCACGAACTACACTCCAGCAGGCAGCTCGATCGCCGACCATCTGGCCGCCGTGGACACCGAGCTTGGAAACGTCTTCGCGCCCGGCTCGGCGCCGGACGACACCATGGCGAGCGCGGCCACGGTCGATATCGGCGCATCGTCCGACCTCTATCTGGCCATCACCGGAACCACCACGATCACGTCGTTCGGCACGGTGCCAAACCAATGGCGCGTGCTGACGTTCGCTGGCGCGCTCACGCTGACGCACAATACGACGACGCTCAAGCTGCCGGGCAACGACCTCATCAGAACCGAGGCCGGTGACGTTGCGGTCTTTGCCTCCGACGCATCCGGCAACTGGACCTGCCACGGCTATACGCGCCGCCGCCAGACCCCACGGGCAAACCAGCTCTCGGATTTCTCCATCAACCTGCTGGCTGACAACGGCCGTTTCGCTGGCAATTCCGCCAGCGCGCAAACCATCAGCACGTTCTCGTTTCCCTCGTACGTCACGCTCTACAATGGCGCGGCGTCGGCGAGCTACGGGAAGTTTCTGGACAATAACAACGACTACGGCGGTTCGGCCGGTGCTCTGGCCACGGAGGTGAAGGCCCTCATCGACAAAGTGAAGGATTCCAGCTACCGCAGATACGGTGTGGAGTTCTTCATTGCTCAGATCACTGCAGGGTCAGGAACGGCCGGAACGCCTATTGTGGTAGGCGGCACCACCTTCTATTTGAGCAGCTTCCTCACCTTCGGTCCGCGCCCGCCTCGGATGACATTCCGGGCGCATATTCGCGCGCTCGACGCCGCGATTGCCTATCGCGTGCAGACGAGCCAGACAGCCTACAAAAACGGTGTCCGCCAATCTGGAGATTTCCGCATCGAGGTCGCGGACGGATGGGTGCACGTCCTGATCTTCGACGAGCAAACGCCTCGGACCTCATTCGACTATAACCCGACGCCTTGGACGATCCATTGCTCGGCGAGCGGGCACAAATACCTCATCGCATGCCCCGCGCTGATGGGTGGCATCACGACCATTGACGAGAACGCGACCGTCGTCCCGAGCGTCAATCGCTGGCTGGTCTAGGAGCAAAGCATGTGGGAAGTCGATTTCGGCGGGGCGACCAACATCTACACGGAGGAGGCGTACCGGGGCCTCGTCGCCCTGGGCCTGCTTGGCAGCACGACGACCCGCCGTCTCGTGACCGGAGATATGATCCGCGCGGAAGCCCAACGGCGCATCATCGCGCTCACGGGCGCCTCTGACCTCCAGTCCTGCCTCATCAAGCAGCTCAATGCGCAGATGCGGGCAACGGAACTGGTGAACAAGCGGGCGCTCGGCGTTGCGCTCACGACCGACGAGGAAAACGAGGCGGTGTCTCTGCAGGCCCTTGTTGACGGGATCAAGTCGATCCGTGCGCGCTCGAACCTGCTCGAAGGCGACCCGCCTGCCGACTATACCGACGACAGCCACTGGGCTGCGGCATGACCCACCTCGTCCCGGTGCCGGGAGATCTCATCCCGGACAACTGGCATTTCGCAGAGCCGTGGGTGCGGAGCGCGATCGAGCGCGCGGCACTGCTCGAGACCGTCGAGAGCTACCGGGATCGCTGTCTCGAGGGATCGGCCCAACTCTGGCTCATCCGGGACGACTGCGTGATCGGCGCGGCGATCACCGAGGTCTACGACAGCCCGAAGGGGTTGACCTGCGCGGTTCCGGTCGTCGGGGCCGTCAGTCTCGATGACATCGGCCCGGCGTTCGAGGAAATCGAGGCGTGGGCGCGGGCAGAAGGGTGCGTGCGTTTGGAAGGGTGCGGCCGGCCGGGTTGGCCGCGGGCGCTCAAATCGCGCGGATGGCGCCTGTTGTCCGTCGTGGTCGAGAAGGAAATCTGAGCATGGGCAAGAGCAAGCAGACATCGACGCAGACGCAGACGCGCAGTCCGTATTCCCCGGCGACGGGGATGATCGATCAATCGATCTCCGGCGCGCAGGACTGGCTGAGCAATCCGGCAAGCTCGGCGGCCTACGACTACACACCGTCGGACATGACCACGCAGGGGATCGGCAAGCTCGGTGCGGCGGCGGGCGCAAACGCGTCATCGGGCTACCTGACCAACGTGCTGAACGGCAGCTACCTCAATGCCGGGAACCCCTATCAGTCCGACCTCGACGCCGGCATCCGTGCGTCGGTCGCGCCGAGCATCAACGCCACGTTCTCGAATGCGGGCATGGCGGGCAGCACCCTGCATCAGGGGATGCTCATGAAGGGCCTGACGCAGGCGCTCGCGGCGCCGCGGTATCAGAACTACCAGGCCGAGCGCGCGAACCAGCAGGCGGCGGCCGGCCTGCTCCCGCAGGTGGACGCGCAGGCCGCTCAGCAGGCCATCACCGCGGGCCAGATGAAAGAGGGCTACGACAAGGCGCAGTGGGACGAGAACCGCACGGCGGGGATCCGGCCGTATCTGGAGACGCAGGGTCTTCTCGGCACCTACGGCAACATGGGCGGGACCTCGACGGGGTCGAGCACGACGAGTGCCAAGACGCCGTTGGGAGAGCAGATCCTCGGTGGCGTGATGGGGATTGGCGGACTGATGTCTGGCAATCCGCTTGGCATGATCGGCCAGGGAATTGGCGGCCAGAACTGGGGGTACAACGCTCCCGCCGGCACGCTCCCGTGGCAAAAGAACTACAGCCTTATCAACGCACTAAACTCGGGAAACTAAGGAGGCGTCATGGCGGGGCTGCTGGGAAATTTCTCTGAGCCTAAGGGGGGCCTTCTCGGGGGTGATTGGTCCAGCTTTGGGCAGGGGCTTCAGAATGCGTTCATGAATCCGATGACGCTAGGCGGCCTGGCCCTGCTCTCGGGTGAGGGCATGGGAGGCGCGCTGCGCGGGATGCAGGTGGGTGGATCGTTCCAGGACCAGCGCCGCCAGCTCGCAGAGCAGGAGCAGAAGAAGCAGCAGTTCGCTGGATTGCTGGCGGACCCGTCCGTCACAAGCGCCATCCCGGCCCCGATGCTCCGGATTGCGGAGATGGCGGGCCCGAGCGCGGGTGCCGAGCATCTCGCGAAGTTCCTTGATCCAGCGCGGGATGCTGATCTCGCCTACAAGAAGGCGCTCACTCAGAAGGCGCAGCGGGAGGCAACCGATGCCGGCGCAACGTTCGGCAAGTCCGGCAACATTTTTCAGGATCCTAAAACGGGGCAGTTCTACAGCGTCCAGTTCGGATCGAACGGGCAGAAGCTCGTGGAACCGATCGGAAGCGGACTCACGCCATCCCGTGGCGTCGGGGAAGTCGATACCGGAACAGGGACGGAGATCATCGACAAGGCGACTGGACTCCCCGTTCGGACCGTCAAAAAGGACGTGTTCGGAGCCGCGAGCGAGAAGGCACAAGGCGAGGCACAAGGCAATGCGGTTGTGGCCTTGCCTACGATTGAAGCGACCGCAGATCGCGCCCTGAAGACTATCGGGCAGATCAGAAGCCATCCTGGCAAGCAATATGGCGTTGGGGCAGCCGGCGTTATGCCTGGCGTCCCGGGTACGTGGCAGAAAGGATTTGTAACGCTCGTTGATCAGGCAAAAGGCCAGACGTTCCTTGAGGCCTTCAACAGCCTGCGGGGTGGTGGCGCCATCACAGAAGCGGAAGGCCGGAAGGCCACAGAAGCGTTCGCTCGCCTTGACCGTGCACAGCGGGCGGAAGATTTCGACGCCGCACTTTCTGATCTTGAAGCTGTCATCAAAGAGGGCGTGCGCGTCGCCCGGTCGAAAGCTACAGCGCGCGGTAGGGCTCCCGAAACACAGGCCCCCCCGACAGGCGGTGGTTGGTCCATAGAGAGGATGGCTGACTGATGCCGACATTTCGCATCACGGGCCCGGACGGCGCCACCTACAAGGTGACGGCGCCTGACGGCGCATCCGAGCAGGACATCCTTTCCTACGTCCAATCTCAGGCCAGTTCCGCGTCAGTTCCAAGCGCGAAACAGCCAGAAATGACCGCGGGAGAGGTTGCTGGAGATGTGGCGAAGTCTGCTGGCATTGGTGTTGTCCAGGGCGGTATCGGCTTGGCAACGATGCCCGGCAACCTTGAGGCGCTTGGCCGTGCTGGAATTAATGCTGCTGCTGGCATGGCAGGGGCTAAACCTCCTCTCTCCTCCGAAACCTTCCTCCCCACCTATTCCGACTGGAAGCGGTCAGTGGAAGATCGAACGGGTGAGTTCTACAAGCCGAAAACCACGCTCGGCGAATACGCCCGCACAATCGGCGAGTTCGCCCCGCTCGCGGTAGGCGGAGGCGGGAGTGTGGTCGCCCGCATGGCTCGTGTCGGCCTCCCAGCCGTGACCAGCGAGACGGCGGGGCAGATCACGGAAGGAACCTCGCTCGAACCTTGGGCGCGCGCTGCCGGCGCGATCGGTGGCGGAATGCTTCCGAACACGGCCGCGCGTGTCGTCACGCCCGCGCCGGCCCAACAGGCCCGCCAGGGCGCTGTCCAAACGCTTGAGCGCGAAGGCGTCGATGCCATTACGGCCGGGCAGAGGACGGGAAGCCAGCGCCTGCGCCAAGTCGAAGATGCGACGTCTCTGTTCCCGGGCGGCGGTGGCCGCGCCCTGGCTATGCAGGAGCAAGCAGCCGAGCAATTCACGCGTGCGGCGCTGCGCAGAGCTGGTGTCAATGCAAACCGTGCGGATGGTCCGACGATCAACCAGGCATTCGTAGATCTCGGGAATCTGTTCAACCAGTTGGCCGCCAGAAACGACATGGTGCAGTCCAGGGGCCTCGTCAATGGACTGAACAGAATTCTCGCGGACTACAATAACGTTACCGCAGGACCATTCCGTACGCCTCTCGTTGAGAACGCTATTCGCGAATTCGTCGGAGGATCCATGGCGCGCGGTGCCTACATCCCGGGCCGCGTGTACCAGAACACGCGCTCAGCCCTAAGCCGGCAACTTCCGGCCTTACAACGCAGCGATCCAAACGCCGCAATTGCCGTGCGCGAGATCATGAATCACCTCGATCGCATGATGGAGGCCAGCATCCGGCGCAATAATCCGGCTGATCTGGGCGCTTTCCGGCAGGTGCGCGGTCAATACCGCAATCTTCTCGCGATCGAGGATGCTGTGTCCTCTGCCGGCGAGGCGGCCGCCTCCGGCCTAATCACGCCGGCAGCACTTAGAACTGCTGTCATGAAGCAAGGCAAACGGGCCTATGTGCGCGGACAGGGGGATTTAGGTCCACTGGCGCGCTCCGGCGTTGAAGTCCTTACGCCGCTGAAAAGCTCTGGAACGGCGGAGCGAAACTTCGCTCAGGAACTCGTCAGTGCACCGTCTACTATCGGCGTCGGTGCCGCCGGTCTCCTGAGTGCCGGCGATCCGTGGCTAATGTTGGCAGGCGCTGTCGCGCCACCGTTGATCAAGGCAGCGACCGCTCGCGGTCTCATGTCCGGCCGCATGCAGCGCTATCTGGCTAACCAGCGCATACCCAATAACGTTGAACCTATCCCGCTCCTGCAAGTGGCTCCGTTCGCCGCCGCGCAGTTCGAGGGCGGCCTTCTCGGGGGGAACTGATGGCTGAAATCGCCGATCTCAATGTCAACGACGCCAACAATGTTGCGCGGTTTCCCGAGGGGCAAAACATCCCCACCATCAACAATGGTGCGCGGGCCCTCGAAGGGATCATTGCTCGAGCAGACCGGGACCGGTCGGGCGTCACGCTCACCACCGGATCCGGAACAGCCTATGCCGTCCTGACCAATGCCGCCTATCCCGTCCACGCGGCCGGAATGTGGTTCATGATCCGGGCCCATGTTGCCAACACGGGCCCGGCAACGCTCACGGTCAACGCGCTCGCGGCGAAGCCGCTCCGCCGTCAGGGCGGAGACGCGCTGGTCGAGAACGACATCGCCGTCAACCAGATGCTGATCGTCATCTATAATGCGGCGGGCGACTATTACGAATGCATCGGGATTGGAGAGAGCGTCGCGATTACAGGGTGGGGCGCGCCGACCGGAACGGCAACCCGGACGACGTTCGCAACAGGCAGTGTGACCCTCCCGCAGTTGGCCGAGCGGGTGAAAGCCTTGATCGACGATCTCACCACGAAGGGGGTAATCGGAGCATGACCCGCCTCGATCGATTGGAGCTTGTGGTGCGCAGCCTCGCGGACCGCGTGCTCGGGGAAGAGTACACCTTCGATGCGATCGCGGAGCAGGAGGCGGCCGAGCAGGGAGTGGCGTTCACGCCGCCCGCGACCGCCGTCCCGGCCTTCGACCCCGCTCCGATCCTCGCCGAGCTAGCCGCGCTGCAGGACCGCGTCACATCCCTCGGCAAGTTGGTCATGGCGCACGAGCGCGACCTGCAAGCCATACTGCAAACCGAGGTTATGGTGGAGGACAAACGTGCAGTCGCTGTTTGATCTGCATCGCCGGGGCGAACCGATGGGCGGCCTTCTCGGGGGCTACACACCGTCGAACGAGATCGTCGACCGCGCGACCATGCTCCCCATCGGACAGTATGAAGATGGAAGCCTGACGTTCGCTTGGCCTGGGTTTCTGAAGGATGCCTACGAAGGCGCGGTCCGCAGCTACGAGCAGGGGAGGCAACTCCCGAGAGCAGATGACAGCGGACACTACGCAGGAACACCGAGAGCGGAACCGCTGGACGCGTTCAACGCTGCGTCGATAGCGCCAATGGCAGGCGTTGGGATGAGAGCGGCGGGGATGGCGGATGACGTCGTGAGGGCAAGTCCACAACGCCAGCAATCTTTTCAAATTCCACCGGAAGCGGATATAGCAGCGCAAAGCTCTGCGTGGCCGCCAGGGTGGGGAAGAATAGCCGACGATTTGGAGCAACCGGATCGGTTTGCGGATTTTCGCGACAAAATCGGTTCGCTCACACCTGACTTGGAGCCGTATTGGGCAAATTCGATAAACCCAGAACAATATGCCGTCGATACGCCGTTCCTGTTTGTGGAACGACCGCGCGTTGTTCAGCAGCGCGCGCCATACGAAGCGGACATCGACCTTCGCAACCTGAAAACACAACAGCCGGGTGTCTGGGGCCACAAGGTTAAGTCCATGGTGGAAACCGGAGTGCAGCCGCGAACTCCCACCGGAACGCGATTTGATGGAGGGCCGCTCCCGTTGGTTCGCATGACGGAGAACGGAGACTATGTTCTTGTCGACGGAAACCATCGGATGTCCGCTGAGGTAGTAAAGGGCAACGATATCGCGAGGGCGCTTGTCTACGCCAACCCGTCCGAGTCCTCTCTCCCTTCTCTCATGACGAACGGGATGGAGGAGTACCAACTCGCCAACGCAGATCCGGCGTACGACGCCAATGCGCTCGTCGCGGAGCGTTGGCGGGACAAACCCCGCATTCAGGGCGAGCCGTCATCGTATGGATTTGGTTATATAGAGCCGCCCGCTGTGTTCCAACAGGAGCGGATCGATCCGCCGTCTATGTGGTTCAATCCGCAGCCACTTCCGCCGCCACCGCTGTTCCGATGACTATTTGCTGACCGCATACCAGCGCATGCACTCGTAGCTCTTGATCGAGCCAGGAACTGACATGCGTGCGAGTTTTTCCTTGAAATCCGTGACGTACGCCTCGCAGGCCGCGACGTCCGGGAACTGGCGCGGGTGTTCCTCGCGATCCTTCCCGTTGATTTGCAGAACCATGAAAAGCGTTGCTGCGTCCATGAGCGTGTTCCCCGGTGACGCGTTGAGGACTGACGGATAACTTCGGCGAGAGCATGACACATGACCTTGAATGAGAGAAGCCTCCGCAACCTCGAAGGGGTGCGCCCCGAGCTCGTCGGGGTCGTCAAGCGCGCGGCGGAGATCAGTCCCGTCCCCTTCGTGGTCACCGAGGGGCTGCGAACCCTCGCGCGACAAAAGAAGCTCAAAGCCGCCGGTAAGTCGTGGACGCTCGACAGTCGGCATTTGACGGGCCATGCCGTCGATCTCGTGGATGCCGATGATTTCAAGTACGACATTCCAGACATGGACCGGATCGCGAAGGCGATGAAGGATGCTGCGGCCGAGCTCGGCGTCGCCATCGTGTGGGGCGGAGACTGGAAGACCCGAGACACGCCGCATTTCGAGCTCGATCGCAAAGCCTATCCTGCGAGCGGCGTCAGCATCGCGACGAAGGCGAAGGAAGTGGCGACCAACGTGGCCGCATCGAAGACGGTGCAGATCGGAACCGGCCTTGCTGCCGGCGGCACCGCAGTTTCAACGGATTCCATCCCGAGCCCACCCGATCTCACCGCAGTTTCAGCGTGGAAGACGTTCGGGCAGACGCTGGCGGAGCTCGGAGCGTGGGCTTCGAGCCATCCTGCTCTGACCTTCGGGCTCGGAGCCTGGCTGGTCGGAACGATCTTCTGGAATCAGATCAAGGCCGCCTGGGCCGAATGGAGGGCGTCATGATCATGGCGTGGTTAGCGGCGCGTCTTGTCCCCATCGGGGCGGGGCTCGTCGTCGTGTTGGCGTTGTTCGCGTGGGATCGAGTGAGGATTTGGAACGCAGAAACGCGCGGCGCAGAAAAACTCGCTGCCAAAGTCGAAAGGAAAGACAATGCAGCGGCTGAAAGCATTCGCAAGGCTGACGCTCTGTCTCGCGCTGCCAAGCCTGGGCGGCTGCGCGGGGTGGTTCGAGACCCAAACTCCGTCTCTGAGTGACGGAAAGGCCATTAGTGAGCTCCTCAAGCCCGTTCCTGTCTACGACAAGGCCCCGTGCTGGATGCAGCAGGAATGGAGCGCCGACAACACTCGGAAGGCGGCGGCTGGAGGAAAGAAGGAGGCTTACGCGCCTCCTTGCGTCTTCGACCCGCCGAAGAAAGAACCAGTGACACCTGAGCCTAAAACCTCTTGAGGTAGGACCATGGCCGATGCACTCGACACCGCCACACTGGAAAGGCTGGCCGCTCACTTCCCAGCCCGAGCACACGACCAAAGAGCTGGAGAACCGGCTGACGCACCTCGAGATCAACTCAGAGGAGCACACACAAAAGCTCAGCCTGCACGAGCGGGCGATCCTGGGAATCCTGGGGGCGCTCTACGTTCTCGCCCAGGACAGGTTTCCGGTGATCGCGGAGGTCATCAGGGGAGTGCTGCAGTGAGCGAACGGTTCAAAGGGTATCTGTGGGCGATGCTCGGTCTCACGCTCGGCAGCATCGCCTACTACGTGGTGTTCCCTCCTGTGTGAGTGGAGCTGGGGTTGCCGAGATCGTTAAAAACGATCTTGAACTCGTATCGCGGAATGCCGTCAACACAGATAACTGTGCAGTCCGGATGGATTTGCACATCGATTTGGCCAGGGCATACTCCATTTATGAGCATCCCGGCGAGCGCGTCTTCGATTTGGTTCGCCAATTCCAGTGACGCCTTTCTGGCGATCTCCATCGCACCGATGATAGGGATGTCATATCTAAGTGGCATCATCCTTCCCTCCGCATCTACCTTCCCCTGTCTCTGACAGTTTCAACTCCTACACTTATACGATCCGCAGTCCGTGAGGATTGACTATTGCTGAGGCCTTACCGACTTTGCGGAGCGTCACAACGCGATAGGTGTCGTAGACCTTCTCGGTTTCATCCTTGCAAGGCTCGAACTCGCACTCCCATCCATCTGTTATGGCCATGCGCCGAATGACCTCTTCATTGGCCGAGTGAACCGTGAGCTTCTCGATTTCAGCCTCGCGGCCGTCTCGAATGCGTTGCCAGATCTGCCCGGCCTCGAACCCGTGCACAAACGACGGGCTTCCATCCGGGAATGCAACCAGTAGACCCCAACCCTCTTTGTCGGTCATGGCCAT